TGGCGCGTGTCGTGTTCGTAAGGGTGCGCGAGCCGTGATTGTTGCTGTAACTAGAGGCGAATGGATCTTCGTCGGCGTCGTTGCGTTCTTCGCCGTCCTCTTGGTTCTCACGCTGTGGAGAGTTTCCATTCAGCCAAAGACTCGCGGCTGGCGCCTCGGACTGTATTTCGAGCGGGACATCAACGAAGAAGATCCCGCTGACGCAGAAACTGCAATCTGGCCTAGTCAGGAGAAGCCAAATGAATGAGAAAATTGCCTATGTCGCGAAGGCTGTCACCGGTGCGATAGTTGCCGCTTTGACTGCAGCTTCGGTCGGCGCTGATGACGGTCACTTCAGCTGGGCGGACGGGATCGCGACGGCCATCGCGTTCTTTGTCGGGTTCGGTGCAGTGTTCTCAGTCCCCAATGGCGAGAAGCCGACTCCGTAAATGGCACCGCCAATCGTCAAGACGAATACCGGGTCACGCCCGCCGACGACTGAGCTCGGAGCGGTACAACAAGGTGGCGTCGCACTCCCCGGTCTGCCGCCTTGGCGTAACTGGGTTGACACCGAGGAGTATGTCCCCGAGCTTGTGTGGCCAAACTCTGTCCGCACGTACGAGCGCATGCGGTCAGACTCGCAGGTCTCGGCTCTGTTCCACGCAACCTCGATGGCTATTCGCCGCTTCAACTGGTACATCGATCCGAACGGCGCAGATGAGGCGATGGTCACGAAGCTCTCCAAGGACTACAACCTGCCGATCCTCGGTGAGAAGGTGAACGAGCGTCTCCGCTCCAAGCGGCGGTTTGCGTTCGATCAGCACCTGCGGAAGGCGATGATGGCCGGCATCTATGGCCACTACTACTTCGAGCAGGTGGGGGTCATTCAGCCGGATCGCATGTGGCACTTGACGAAGCTCGCCGAGCGGCCTCCCCGGACCATCATGGACTTCCGTGTCGCAGATGACGGTGGCCTGATCTCAATCATCCAGAACGTGTCGAACGGGACACTGGGCATGGGCCTGCTACCGGAGATCCCGATTGACAGGCTGGTCGGCTATGTCTGGGAGCAGGAAGGCGCGAACTGGGCCGGTCGGTCGTGGCTGCGAGACATCTACAAGAACTGGGTCGTCAAGGATCGCCTGATCCGCATCGACGCCGTGAACCATGAACGGGCAGGCGGCGTCCCGTACATCGAGGCGCATCCAGGCGCGACCTACGACGAGATCAAGCAGTTGAACGAAATGGCCAAGGGATTCCGGATCGGAGACACCAGCGGTGGCGCCGTTCCCTCGGGCGCGAAACTCAGCGTTGCCAAGGGTACGAACAGCAGCGTCGTGGATTCAATCAAGTATCACGACGAGGCGATGGCGCGTCGGTTCATGCTGATGGTTATGCAGCTTGGCTCGACGAACACCGGATCTCGCGCCCTGGGCTCGACATTCATTGACTTTTGGGCGCACGGCCTCGCGGCTATCGCTCAGTGGTTCGCAGATACCTTCAATGAGCATGTCATTGAGGATGATGTTGATTGGAACTTCGGCGAAGATGTCGATCAAGTTCCGATCTTGGGATACGAGTACGATCCTGAGTTCGTCGCCACCGACCTCGCCAACATGGTGAAGTCACAGGCACTCGTCATGGACGACGAACTGGAGGCGTACGTTCGCAAGGAGATGGGGCTGCCTGACAAGGATCCTGCCACGGCGAGGCCACTTGTGGTCGCTCAGCCTGGCGAAGGCGGCTCATCAGGTCCCGGTTCTGTGTCCGGCGATGGCGACACTACCGGGGTCAAGGCGTCGGCGGGGGATGCCAGGGTGCTCCCTCCAGCTGAACCCGCCGACGTACCTACAACGATGGAGGAGGGCTAATGGCCCGCAGCAACAGTTCGATCAGAGGGGCGGGTGGCGTTCCAGCCGGTATGGTGGACGTTCTCAGTCCTGCTCTGTCTGGCAGTCCTGACGTCATTGCGCAGCGGGCTGCGACGCTCGCCGCCCCTGGCATGTTCGCTGATCAGGCGAAGAAGGACGGCCTGGTTCCTGACAAGAACGTTGATCGCACGTCGCTCAGTCCGAGCTTCGTTGCGTCACCGAACTCCGGCGTCCATCCGCTCACCGTCCAGTTCACTGGCGCGACGACCGGGCACAATGTGGACACCTGGGATTGGGACTTCGGCGATGGTTCCGCTCATGGGACCACGCAGAACCCGTCGCATGTCTACGCGAATGCCGGATCGTACACTGTCAAGCTCACCGTCGGACGTACCGGCACGCTTGGCGGAGTCACGCAGGATCTGGAGTCGGTAACCGTTCCTGGAGCGGTTGTCGCAACGTAGTCATGGGCAAAATCCTGGCAGCCGCTACGACCGACCCCTACCAAGATGGGGACGGTGTGTGGCGGGTCGATGGGGTTGAGATCTGCTCGACGGGGATCGAGTACAAGTTGGCGACTGGTCCGAAGACCTTCACGGCTGACATGCTAGCCGATGCAGTGAAGGCCGCGAATGACGACGTAGCCGTCAACTCTCCTCGCATCAAGCTCGGGCACGGATCGAAATACAACGAAGTCCTCATCGGAGACGCGGAGCAGGCATTTGGTCGTGTCGAGAACCTACGACTGTCTACGAACAAGCAGACGATCTTGGGTGACTATGTCGGCACGCCCGAGTGGCTGGCCAAGGTTCTGCCGGTGGCCTATCCGTCGCGCTCGATTGAGGGTCAAACTGACGTCGAGACCGTGACCGGCAAGCAGTACGAACTCGTCATCACCGCTGTGTCGCTGCTCGGCGTGACATGGCCAGGCGTTTCCGTTCTGGAAGACCTACCAATGTGGTACGGGTCGGAAGTTCCTGACGGAGTTGAAATCGACATGGCGGATGAGATCGCCGCTGGAGGAGGGATGAACTTCAAAAGCAAGAAGGAGTTTGAGGCGGCGGTCGATGTCTCGTTGATCCGCCGGCAGTTCTACAACGCCGGACCAGGCGCTGAGAACTGGCAGTATTGGATCCGTGGTGAGCGGTTCGATAGCTCCGAGGGATTCAACATCATCGTTGACACCGGTGATGGTTCTTTGTCGCGCTATCCGGTCGAAGTGGATGGAAGCGATGTCACTTTCGGGGATCCGGTCATCGTGACGGAGGAGTACCCCGACAAGGCGATGGCGGCTACGGCCGTGCTCGCCGGGATGGCCATTGTCGATTCGGAGATGGTCGTCTATGCATCCAGGGCAGAGAGCCCTGATCAACCGACCAGGGAGGAGCCACAGATGGACGAGGCAACTCGTCTCGCGTTGGCCGCCAAGCTAGGTCTGCCCGAGGATGCCACCGAGGGCCAGATCAACGCGAAGATGGCCGAGCAGGTCATGGCCTCCGAACCCGCTCCCAACGAGGGAGAGGGTGAGGGCGAAGGCGAAGGTGAAGGCGAAGGTGAAGGCAACGGCGAGGGTGAAGGCGAAGGCAATGGCGCTGAAGGCGTCGAGGCCGGAACCACCGTCACGCTCGACCGTGCGACCTTTGATCGGATCAAGGCCGGCAGCGATGCCGCCCTGGAGCACGAGAAGGATCGCAAGAAGACACGCATCGCGGATGCCGTGAACGCGGCGGTGGATGACGGTCGCATCCCGCCCGCTCGCCGCGAGCACTGGACGAAGCTGCTGGCTGCAGACTTCGACGGTGCCAAGGTCACGCTGGACGGTCTGGAGCCGGGACTTGTTCCCGTCTCGGAGCGCGGATCGGCTGGCGGAGACAATGAGGGAATCCAGGGCGGTGAGGGCGCTTCTGTTGGTCTGCCCGAGGCCTGGTTCCCCGAGATCCCTGCGATCAGAGCGCAAGCTGCTCCTGGTCGCTTGGTGACACAGGCAAAGGAGGGCTAAGGGATGGCAAACGATCTCATCCCGTACAAGCGGCCAGGTGAAGACGTCACTGGGATCGCACAGGCTGCGATCACTGGCAAGCGGTGCGTTCAGATCTCGGCTGCGAAGGACAACCCGACAGAGGGGCTCGACGCCGATGCCGGCGGTAACCTCTACAAGGTTGGCCACCCGAACGTGGGCGGCAGGGCGCTGGGCGCAGGCAAGCGCGTCTTTGGCGTCGCCAAGTACGACGCTGTGAGTGGGGCAAAGGTCGGCATCGTTCGCGCCGGCATTGTGCCGATCACCACGAGCGGCGCGATCAATGCCGGTGTTGAGGTTCAGGTCGCGGCGGATGGCACCGTCGTCACCCTCACCGCCGGTACCCCGATCGGTCTCTGCTGCAACGATGCCCTCTTGGGTGCCGATGCCGAGATCGCCCTGTACGAGAACTAGGGAGGAGGAACATGAAGGTCAAGTCCGACATCGTTTGGATTCCTGGCCAGCCTGGGATCCTCCGCGCGGGTGGGGCGATTGAAGCTCAGTACTCCAACCCGGTTGCTCATCCGCTCGGTCCGCCGACCGTCAGTGGAACGCTCATCACTGTCGATACGGCCCTCAACTCCCCCACACGTGTCACGCGTACGCTGATGGACCTCACGCTCCAGAGGTTCTTCGCCGACCGCGTGTTCTCAAGTGGTGGAGGGGTCACCGGTGGAGCGGTCATCTACGACGAGCTTCTCGCCAACGATCTGTACTCTGATCGTGACATCGAGAAGGTCGGTCCTGGTGACGAGTTCCCGCTCATCACTTCTAGCCGCCGCGCACCGAAGGTCGCGGAAGTGGAGAAGTGGGGCGGCAAGTTCTTCGTCACCGTGGAAGCCCGTGACCGCAACGATGTGTCCGTGTTCGTCCGTAACACCCGGATGCTCGCGAACACCATCGTCCGCAAGATCAACCAGAAGGCCGTCGCGACTCTGGAGGCCGCAGTTCAGGCTTCTCCGAACCGCGTCGTGACCGGGAACAACTGGAGCACGGTCGTCACTGCCGGCTCCGGCGCCAGCAACTCCAACGTGTGGCCTGGGTACGACATGGCCCGCGCGCAGACCATCGCGGAGACGGAGGAACTGGGCATCGTGTACGATCTGTGGATCATGGCCCCGCAGGAGTACCTGCAGCTGGCCCGGATCTACGGCAACTTCCTCAACGACCTGCTCGCGTCGATGGGGCTCAGTGTGTTCGTGTCGAACCGCGTTACGCCTGGCACGGCATACGTCGTTCAGGAGGGGCAGGTCGGCCAGATGCGGGTCGAGCAGCCGCTCGCAACCGAGCAGTGGTATGAGCAGGAGACGCAGCGCTACTGGACACAGTCCAGCGTCCGTCCGCTCATGTTCTGCGACAACCGCTTCGCCGTCCTGAAGTTCATCGGACTCGCGGGCTAGGAGGAGGGACATGTCTGAACAGAGTCTCTATGGCCAGCCTGCAGTGGCTGCAACGCTGGACGAGTACGAAGCCCCCGATGAGTACAGTGGGCAGGGAGACAGTCGCATCGTTCGCGATCTCCTGTTCTCGTACATGTCGGAGGTCAAGGACCCATCCGGTAACTCCGTTCTGGAGCCCGTCAACGTGCCTCGCGGTACGGAGTTGACGCTGGCCCAGATGGGCCTCATGGCCCAGGAGAAGGGGGAGCGCAATCATTCGTTCTACACGGACGATGAGCGCGAGGTCCTGGAAAGCGGTGGCAACCCTGAGGCCACGCCCACTGGTAGCGAAGGTGGCGTGTCCGAGATGGGCGAGTACGAGCTTGCCGAGTACATCGGGGGATCGAACCCCACCGGCAAGCCTCTCAACGTTGACGACACAATCGCGCTCGCAGGAGATGACAAGGATCTTGCTCATCGGATCCTGCAGGCCGAGAACGTCGCCACCGATGGCGACCCCCGCAAGGGTGTCGAGGTCGGGCTCACCGCCATCATCGAGGGGTAGGAAGGGGGCTGCTGAACGATGCCAGTTGAAGACTACACTCCAACCGTCTCTGACGTCGGAGCAATCGACATTGCTCGTACTGTGGACGATGTAGGTACGGAGACTGGCACGTTCAGCGATCCCGATACTCAAGGCAAGGGTGCGACTCGTCCGACGCAGACGCAATGCGAGATCCTGATCCAGAGGTCTCTGCAGGATGTAGCGCCGTTCTTGGGGACTGACATCCCCGAGGGCATGTTTGACGATGCGTCCAATCTTGTAGCTCTGCGAACAGCGATGTGGGTCGAGTTGACTTACTACGCGGCCGAGGTCGCGCAGAACCGTTCACCGTATCCCGAGTACAAAGCTCTCTTTGAGCAGCAACTCAAATCACTGTCCGGACAGATCGCCTCCGAGGAGGCAGGAGAAGATCCCGCCAACCAGCTTGGATACAACGGCCCTCAGTTCTCGTTCCCGCCCGCTGATGCCATGATGACGAGGCCGTTCTAGTGCCAGGCACGTACGCGCCCGGAACCGTCAGGGTTGTCGTCTTCGGAGAGACGCAGGTAGCCATGAGTCTTCGGCGCGGAGTATCCGCACTTGGAGATATGAGTCCTGCGCTCAATACAGTAGCCGACGACATGATGTACGTCATTGAGAAGACGTTCACCGGTCAAGGTCGGCGCTATGGTGGCAGCTGGGCCGCGCTCGACGAGCAGACGATCAAGCGCAAGGCCGCGAAGGGACAGGATCCTCGGATCAATATTGCGACTGGCGCGATGATGCGCGCGTTCTCCCTTCGCGATAGCGAACACCAAATCTTGCATGTGTTGCCGCATAGCATCACTCTCGACTCCGATCTGGACTACCCTGGGTACATCCAGGACGGAACAGACAGGATGCCTGCACGTCCGTTCATCGAGTTCTATCCTCAAGACCGCAAGCTATGGGCAAAGATCTGTGCTGAGTATATCGCGGAGGCGATGAACCTCTGATGTCCATGCTCACTGACGACATCTTCCGGCCGATCTTCGATGCGAGCGTCCTTGAGGAGGCAGTCATCGAGACTCTGCGTGCCTGGTACCCGACCTACATTCAGGAGATGGAACTTCAGCGCGGATGGGAGCGCGGCCGAATCCAATCTCCGAGAACGTACGGAACGCGCAACGAGTTCAATACGTTCCAGGACGAAGCTATGCCGGTAGTCATCGTTGTCTCGCCCGGTCTTGCGGATCCTGCGCGGGCGGACGGTGAGGGGAGGTACGTCGGTTGGTGGGCGCTTGGAGTCGGGATCGTCGCGAGGGCAAGCGACGAGGAGAATACAAACAGAATCGCAAAAGTCTACGCGGCTGCAGCCCGAGCTATTCTCCTGCACAAGCAGGGTTTGGATGGCTCGTGGGCTTTCGGCGGCGTCGAGTGGGTTGACGAGAACTTCGCAGACATACCGACTGCCGAGCGCGAGAAGACGATCAAGAGCGCGCAGGTCATCTTTCGGGTCTGGGTCGATGAACTCGTCACCAAGAATGCCGGGCCTGCTTACCCGGTAGCACCGGATCCGGATGTTCAACCGGGTACGGATTGGCCGGAAGTTGAGACGGCCGATGTCACCGTCAACGTTGTGGAGGAGGTCAGATGACCGAGTTCCGCTATGTCGGCGACCGAGCCGATGTGCTCGCGAACGGCCGTCCGGTTGAGCCCGGCGAGTTCGTGAAGCTGTCGGATGAGGACGAGTCCGACAATCAGGAGTTGATCGACACAGGGAAGCTCCTGAAGATCGAAGGCAAAGCTGCCGGCAGGCGTTCGCGCAAGCCTGGCAGCGAGGATACAGGAGAGGAGTAACGGATGTCAGCCGTACGTCCGGGTGTAAACATCATCCAGCGCTCCACTCCGCCAGTCCGCTCGGCACCTACTGACACCGGCGTTTGGTTCGTCGTCGGTCTGACGGATGCCGGGCCGACATCTCCGACACTCATTCGGAGCATGGCGGACTATGAGCGCATCTTCGGACAGCGCGTCTCGTACAGTGTCTTGTACGACGCTCTGGACGTGTACTTCCGCGAGGGAGGCAATCGCGCGTACGTCAGTAGGGTCGTTGGCCCTTCGGCGGTCGTTGCCTCGCATAACCTCATGGACGGCAGCGCGGCAATCGCGCTGACCGCAAAGGCGCAGGGGCCAGGGGCGAGCGGTAACGCTCTCAAGGTCGGCGTTCGTGCCGGCTCGGCTGGCGGTACCTTCGTCATCTTCATCCAGGATGGAACTGGTACCGAAGTTGAGACCAGTCCCGATCTGGCAGACAATCCTTCGGCCGTCGTGTGGTCGCAGGGAAGCTCGTACATCACCCTCACGCTCGGGGTGAGCGCGAACGATCCGGCGGTTGCGGCAGCTGCTGCTCTCACCGGCGGCTCCGATGACCGCACGAACATCACCGATGCCGATTGGCTGAAGGGATTGACCAATACGTCGGTCGATCTCGGCATTGGCCAGATCTCGGCTCCGGGGCGGACGAGCGACATCGGTCACCAGCAGTTGCTGTCTCACGCAGACGACAATCGGCGTATCGCGATCCTCGATGCTCCTGACACCGGCATCCAGGGAACGTTGACAGCGGCGGCTGCTTCTGCGCGTACCGGAGATCAGAGGTTCGGCGGGATGTTCTGGCCTTGGCTGATCGTCCCTGGTGTCGTAGCTGGCACCAATCGTACGGTGCCTCCGTCCGCTCTCGTGGCCGGCAAGCTCTCGGCGAACGATTCGGCAGGGCTCGGTGCCAACTCTCCGGCTGCAGGCGTGAACGGCATCTCAGCGTACGCGGTCGGACTCACGCAGGATCCGAACCTGCTCGACCGCGAGACGCTGAATGAAGGCGGCGTGGACGTCATCCGGCAGTTGTATGGAACGATCCGCGTCTATGGTTGGCGTACGCTTGTTGACGCCAACGCCGATCCGAACTGGGTCGATCTCGGCAACTCGCGCCTCTACATGGCGATTGCCGGTGAAGGTGCCGCGATTGGAGAACAGTTCCTGTTCAGCAAGATCGACGGGACTGGAGCCACCATCGGCGCGTTCAACGGGGCGCTCGCAGCTATGCTGGCGAGGTACTACCAGAACGGCGACCTCTATGGCGACTCGGCCACGGATGCGTTCTTCGTGGACACCGGCGACTCCGTCAATACTCCGGAGACGATGGCGGCCAACGAACTGCACGCCGTCCTGAATGTCCGCATGAGCCCGTTTGCGGAGTTCGTTGAAATCGAAATCTACAAGCACGCGATCATTGAGGGGGTGAATGCATAATGGCAACTTCGCTCGTTCCCGGCCCGACTCGCGCGGACACCTGGAGGATCAATCTTCGGGTCGAGCATCCGCACAACCCCGGCAGCATGATCGACTACACCGTCTGGGACAAGAAGACGGGTGGCGGGGTTGACTCCGAGGAGCGCATCTACTACCCCGGAGGCATGGTGGCGCCGATCTCTCTTGGTGGTCGCAAGACGGTCGCGAACGTCACGCTGCAGAGGCTCTATCGTCTGCAGAGGGATCACGACAAGATCCAGCAGTTGATCGATGCTGTCGGCGTCTCGGCGGTCGAGATCGCTCAGCACCCCATGGACATTCATGGGAACGTATACGGAAGTCCTATCGTCTACAACGGAACGCTGAAGACGGTGAACCTTCCGGACCACGACTCAGAAGGCAACGATCCAGCGATGATCGAGATCGTTTGCTCAATCGCCGCCCCGCCGACGAGCACGTAGGGAGGGCGGCACAATGGAGGGAGCAACCATGACTGACGACACTCAACCGCTCGTTCATGAAGTAATGAGCGGTGAGGCGCAAGGCCCGCAGAGCCTAGCTGAGTCTCTGCGGGCCAAGCGCCAAGAGATCGCGGAAACTCGCGATACTCTGATCCCGATCATCGGCTACACCGATCCTGTTCTCTTGGCGAAGCATCGCCTCATGGACCGGCCGGAGATCGAGATCATCGGCAAGAAGGTGTCGAGGGAGACCAAGGATCGCTCCGAACGGAACATGCGTCTCCTCGCCGATCAGATCATCTCCTCGACCGTTGGGTTCTACTTCCAGCGGTCGTTTGATCCCGAGCCCCAGATGCTGGAGGATGAGGACGGGACTCCGATCACGCAATGGGACCAGTTGGCGAACTACCTCGGCTGGCAGCCCGGTGGGACGGCTCGTGGAGCGTTGTACTTCGTCTTTGGCGACAACGAGTTCGCCATCGGCCAGTTCGGGATCCTACTCAACCGCTGGATGGGCAACACTGCCTTTGAGGTGGATCAGGAGTTCTTGGGGGAAGGGGTGTAATTCCGCTAGATGAGGTTGAGAGCGCCGTATTTGTTGCCCTCTCCGGGCAGGATCCACTCGCCTTCCTTCGCACGAAGGATCCGGCGGAACGAGCACTCATGCTCAGGATCGCGGCTCGTGCACAGGAAGTGCGTGCCGAGGAGCGCCAAGACCTCGCTGTGCGGACAATCAATCGGCTCGCGGAGTCGATGAAGAGCAAATGAGGTAGAGGGTGGCTTCTGAAAGCTCCGTCATACGTCTCCAATTGATCGGCGCTCGCGCGGCGCAGATCGGTCTTGGTGAGACGGCGGCTGCCATTGAAGGAGTAGGCAGAGCGGAGCAGAAGCAAGGCATCTTCGCAAGGCAAGCATCCGAGCGGACGTGGCTCCACAATCAGGCACTATTCACTCTGCGCCGGTACGCTTACATGGGTACCCTCGCTCTCACCGCTTTGATTGGGGAGTCACTCCGCTGGGGCTATCAGTTCAATCAGACGATGGCCTCCTCGCGGGCCGCGCTCGGGCCGGTGTTCAACGATACGAAGGCCCTGAACGAGGAACTCGTCTCCCTCTACAACTTCACGAAGCGGACGCCGTTCCAGTTCAAGGATATGACGACTGCGTTCCGGCAGATGTATGGAGCCTTCCATCCGCTCGGGATCGATGTCGAGACGACCAACAAGACTCTCTACTCTCTCGTCAATGCTCTGTCATTTGCAGGACGGACGACGCCTGGTGCGCTCAACCGCGTAGCGGTAGCCCTGCAGCATATGGCGTTCATGGGACATCTAACCGGGCAGACGGTCATTCAACTGGCTCGGGACGGTCTGCCGATCTTCCCAGTATTGCAGAAGGAGCTTGGCCTCACAGCCGATCAGTTGCATCGTGTCGGGGCACTCGGAATCCCGACCATCGACGTTCTCAACGCTCTCAACAAGTACATCAGCGAGACACCGGGCTACATGAATGCCGCCGCGAGACAGGCGCAGACATTTGGCGGATCTCTGACAACCTTGAAGGACAACATCGCTCAGTTGACTGGCGGTCTGATCTTCGGAGCGTACAGTCGAGGCCCGAGCTTTATCCAGAATGTCAACAAGACGTTCGATCTAATCGGAGAGCAAATCAAGAAGAACGCTGCGGCCGGGAGAGGGCAGTCGATCTCTTGGGATCAAGCAACCAAGATATTCGAGACTCGCTATCCAGTCCTCGTGAACTTCTTCAGAATCTTGGATTTGATCTTCAGCGCGGTAAAATCACTAGGCGGGATCATCTTCAATTCCTTGATTCCCGCTCTCCGAGTATCTGCGTACGCTCTCGCTCCGGTTCTGGTTTTGTTCGTGCTCGTCGATAAGGTTCTGCAATTCCTTGCTCAACATGGATGGATCCTGGCGACCGTTCTTACCGTCTTCATAACGCGCTGGATCATCTTGAAACAGATCATGTTCCTCAACTGGCTTATGTTCCTGCGTATGAATCTCGCGCTCGATTGGTTCGCTTTCAAAATGACGGTCTCGACGGCATGGACCGAGAGATTCACAGCGGCTGAGATTCAGTCGATGATCGCTTCTGGCTACATGAGTAAGGCGCTTGGCGCACAGGTCTTCATGATAGGAAGATTGTCTGCCGCGCTCGAATTTGCGACGGGACTTTGGGAAGCTCTCACGATAGGTTCGGTCAGAGGGGCCAATGGTCAATTCCGAGCTATGACCAGTCTGGAGAAGATCGCGCGGTCAGTACGCATAGCATTCATCGATGCCGGCGGCGGGATCATGGGCTTTGCTGCTGCTCTTCGCGTCGCAGGGGCGGCGTTCCTGACGTTCCTCGCTGAGGTTCCTATTGTCGGCTGGATTGCGTTGGCCATCATTGGACTGACGCTCCTCTACTTCAAGTGGAACTGGTTCAGAACCTTCGTGAATGCGTTCGCAACCGAGTTCGCGCATCGGATCATGATGGTAGTGAGATCGTTTGCTCCTTTGATCACGGTTCTGAAGGATGTCTACAACTGGATGGGGAAGATCATCGGCCGGTTCAAGCCTCTGACGGATGCGGCTCATAAGGTCGGCGGATTCTTCAGCGGGATCCTCGGGCATCTCGGGATCGGCGGGATCAGTCCGAGTAAGGCAGGCAAGTTCGGAGCGGATGCCTTCTTCAACTATCTGTTCCCGGTAGCCGGTCTCGCGCAGCTAGCTGGCAAGGCGGCAGGCGGGCCAATCACTTCGTCTGGCAGTTACTTGGTTGGCGAGCGCGGGCCGGAGGTCGTATCTCTCCCTGGCGGCTCATATGTGACTCCGAATAACGCGCTGAGTATGCCGATGATCAATGTTACGATCCCTGTCAAGATTGACGGAAAGAAGCTCGGTGAAGCTAATGCCAAGATCAGACTAGACGCGGCGGCGAGAGCATGACGATACCAGCCAAATACTTCTACACGTTCCGCGCGAGTAACGGGATCCAAGTCAAGGTGCTGCGAGGAGACGGAATCCCAAAGCCGACTGACGGTGTCGGCGGTTGGACCATCGTACAGCGTCCGCGCCGGACGGCTATCACTCAGTGGGACGGGCGCAACCCCTACGCGATGGATGTCCCGGTTCTGTTCGATGCGATCAACTCCGGAGCCTCTGTCGAGAACGACGTTTCAAAGTTGTTCCAGATGGGAGTAGGTTCTGACTTCGATCCGCCGCCGACAATTCAGATTGACGGCGGGTTGCCCATCAAGGGCGCGACCTGGGTCATCAATGCAATCCAGTGGGGCGACGACGTGATCTGGGTTCAAGAAGGCAAGAGCCCGCCCTATCGCCAGAGGCAGGATGCGGTTGTCTCTCTCGTCCAGTATCGGCCCGACGCCCGCGTCAAGATCCTCGCGACCAAGACGCTGCCGAACCTCTACATCGTTCATCGCAAGGGCGAGACTCTGCGCTCCATCGCGAAGGCGATGTATGGAGACGGATCGAAATGGACTAGGATCAAGAACGCGAACCCCAGCGTACGTGATCCTAATCATCTGAAGGTCAATACGAAGTTGAGGATCCCGTGACGGTCAAGAAGTCAGCTGTCACCGCTGTCCGCAAGCTGGAACGGTCGCAACTCGATCCGAAGACCGTTCAGCAGGAGTTGATGGGAGACGACCTCGATCTGGAGTCGATGGTCGTCTATCTGCGGTCCAAGATCAAGTTCGACGCGGCCGAGTCCGTCCTGGATGTTCAGATCTCAAGAACGATTGACGGCGCATCGACCGCAGTGTTCACGATTGACGATGATCAGAACTCGCTCCTGAACAGCGGAACCTTGAGCAGCGCCCTCGACGTTCAACTGAACGGTCTCTGGTTCCGTCTCGTGAAGGTTGAGCGGGTAGCGGGAGAGCGGACGCTGACGCTCACCTTTGAGGATCGCGAGATTGCCATCCTGCGGAGCTACCCAAAGTCGAACGCTCCTCATCATGGTGTCAAGTTTGCGAACCGCTCGAAGACGACACGCGCAGAGTTCATACTCAATCTGATCCGAGAGGTCAAAGAGTTCCATATCCCGGTAGTGATTCCCGAGCTTCATAAGGTCCAGCCGATCCAGAAGGCGACGGATATGCCTGGCTACGCCGGTTTGCCAGGAGGGGTGACGGCAACGCCGGGGATCCCGACCTCGATCCCTCAACACCAGTACAACCCGAACGACAACCTCAACCCTCGCACCACCACTCCGGGATCTCCCACCTACGTTCTCCCTGTCAAGGGAGTCGGCGCGACCTCTGAGCAGATCAAGAACGCGAACGCGATTATCGACACAGGTCATTCGATGGGCGCTCGACGGAAGGTGATCGTCTGCGCGATCATGACGGCGATTACCGAATCGACGCTCCACAACTATGCCGGCGGCGATCTCGACTCGGTGGGATTGTTCCAGCAGCGAGCTAGCTGGGGCAGTTACCAGGATCGTCATGATCCGGCTACGTCCGCCAAGCTGTTCTTCATTCAGGCTATGAAGCTCGACGCGGCCGAGCCCAACTACGATTACTGGGCCCTGTGTGCCGATGTACAGCGTCCGCGCGAGGATCTCCGGACGCGCTATGGCTTGTACAGGCAAGAGGCCGAGAAGTTCGTCACGACGTATGGCATCGCAGGCGGGGACATGGAGGGGTCGATCACCGGCGTCAACAATATCGCTGGCAATGCATTCCAGGATACGTCCAGTGACTTCTTCTTCTATCGTGGCATTCCCCAGCAGAGCGGAAAGGTCTGGAAGCGTGAAGACAACTGGACATGCATCCAGCGGCTCGCGGGCGATGTCCAATGGAGGGCATTCTTCGTCTCTGGCGTCTTCTACTTGATCAGCGAGGAGGATCTGTTCAAGACGCAGCCGATCATGATCATTGACGAGACCAGTCCTGGAATCGACGGGATCGGCTTCGACTACGACACCGGCAAGAAGTCTGCCACCTGCGACATTCCCATGCAGGTCGGCACCTGGATCGCCCCGCCGGGGGCAGTAGTCGCCATCCAGCATATGGGGCCAGTCTCGGGTCGCTGGATCGTGACTGACTTCTCACGTTCGATCTTCAATCCGCAGGCCGATGTAAGCCTCGCAAAGCCGCAGCCGGTACTCCCGGAGCCTCTGACCGATCCGGAAGGCGTGACATCTCTGCCGACTTGGGCGCAGGGCTCCGGTACTCATCTGCCTGGCGATCCTCCTGCTGGTGCTCAGTTTGGCGGCATTGAAGGAGCTACCGGAGATCGTGGAGCGATCATCACCGTCTTGGATGCCGCGCTCGCGGAGCAGGCGAGACAGCGCTACATGTACCTGCAGAGCCGTCCGATGCCGGCCAGTCTGTTCTCGGCTCAAGCTCACGCGGGGATAGACTGTTCGACGTTCGCCACTTTGGTCTACAAGGAAGCGAACTTGCCTGATCCGAATGACGAGAACTACAACGGGGCCGGAAACACCGGGACTCTGATCAATCATAACCGGAGAGTGGTTGTGCCCAGTCCTGGCGACTTTGTGTTCTATGGCGGTACCGTCGCCTACCCAGGTCACGTTATGATCTACTACGGGAACAACCAGGTCGTGGGGATCGGATCCGACACCGGAATCAACAAGGTGCCGATGAACTACCGCTCTGATCTGATCGGTTATGCGTCGGCCTTCCCGCCAGGTGTCTGATGAGTCAACTGTTCCATGACCTACCTCCTGCTCCCCCTCTCTCGTATACATGGAGAGGGGTCATCTCGTCGCCTCCGGTAGACTTCGCGGATCGGGTCAGCATTCGGATACCGGAGATGAATGACAATCTCGTGTTTGACGACATACGCTGGATGAGTCGAGACAGTACGATGCTACCGCAGGCAGGCGATACGTGTCTAGTGATCTTCGACAACGACCGTGAGCCATGGGTAGTCGCCTGGTGGCCATTCGACAACCTCGGAGAGTGATATGAGTACAACTGTGACACCGCACTTCGATCTACCGCTCAAGATCGGGCCGCTCGGCGCGAACGTCGTGGAACAGGACTCGATTGACGACGTTGCGAACTGCGTGGTCATGATTGTCTCTGTTCCGCAGGGTTGGCGCGATGAGGCGCCACAGTTCGGCATCGATGATCCGACTCTGAGGCGTCAGCCTCTTGGAGCCGACGCGATCATGGGTGTCATTGGGGCGCAGGATCCTCGCGCCGTCCTGATCATCGATGAGCACCCGGACATGTCCGACGAACTGATCGACGTCATCAACATCGGCGTCGGGACGGTGAAGCCCTCATGAGCACCTACTCCTACATCAGCTACCCGATTGAGACCAGCCCGCAGGATCTCCTGGACGAGATGGTTGCGTACATCAAGTCGAAGGCTCCGTCTTGGGTAGAGAACGATGCCAACCTCGACGTATGGATCATGCAGATCGTTGCGTCGCAGGCGGGAGACCTCCGCACGCTCGCCTCGGATGTCCCTGACTCAATCTTCCGCTACTTCGGGAGCACGCTGCTCGGACTCGCGCCGATTGATGACATCGCCGCCGCGACCGAATCAACTTGGACGATGAAGGACAACGCAGGGTACACCGTACCGGCCGGGACATTCGTGACGATCCGCGACACGTCCGGGATCGACTATGCATTCCAGACCGAAGTGGACACCGTCATCTTTGCCGGTAGCACCGTCGCCGACAACGTCCGTCTGATAGCTGTTCAACCAGGATCGTCTGGATCAGGGCTCGGCACCGTCGGCGGAACTGTCAACCTGCTCGACACGCTCGACTTCGTAGCGTCTATCACACAAGATGCGATAACGTCAGGCGGCTCGGACGCGGAGACCGCGAGCGACTACAACGACCGGCTCGCGCGTCACCTGCGTCGCCTCTCGACTCGCCCGATCCTGCCAGTTGACTTTGAGCTTCTGGCGCTCGATATCCCCGGCGTCTACCGGGCCATCGCGATTGACCTCTACAACCCGGCTGATCATACGACTAACAACCCTCGTATGCTGACCCTCTCCTGCATTGATGAACTGGGTAACAACCTCGACGGAACCACCAAGGCTCTGATCGACTCGACGGTGCAGGCGAACCGCGAGGTCAACTTCATCTGCAACATCATGGATCCGAACCGTTCGATCATCGATGTCACGTACACCGCTCTGAAGGTCACGAGCTACGATGCTGCTACGGTACAGGCAAACATCAATGCCGCCATCGCGGACTACCTCAGCCCGGCGAACTGGGGCCGAGATCCTCAGTACACCGACGCTTCAGCGGCGCAGACGTGGGTTCAGGTTGACAAGGTCTACTACTTTGAGATGGCGCAGTTGATCTCCAACGTCGAAGGTGTGCAGCGGCTCGTCACTCTCACGATGGGCATCCACGGTGGCTCGCTCGCTTCGGCCGATGTCACTCTCACGACGCCGGCAACTTTGACGTCGGCAGGAACGATTACGGGAACGGTGACCTAATGCCGTTGCCCTACACGCCCGATACCGTTGCTGCGCGCTTGTACGACGCCCTGGAACCGATCCAGGGGTCCGATCCCGCTACCGGCTACCATCTCCTCGCTTACACCAGCGGACTGGCTCTCCCGATGGAGGAGGTTTCCGACCTCGCGGAGACCGGGCCAAACGGGGAAGTGGGTTGGTCTTCCATCGTTGATATCACTCGCTGCCCTGACAAGGCGCTCGGGTGGCTGGCTCAGTTCATCGGTGTTCAACTGAATCCGGATCTCGACCCTGCCGATCAACGCGCTCGGATCCAGAGCACGGACGGATGGAACCGAGGGACGCCCTCCGCGATTGCCGGCGCTGCGGCGCAGTACCTGACCGGCGCTAAGCAGGTAGTCATGCGCGAGCGGTACAACCCCGGCGTCGGAGCGGATCCCTACCATCTCCAAATTTGGACGATTGCTTCGCAGACGCCGAATCCTACTCAGGTACAGAATGCGATCTTGGCGCAGAAGCCCGCCGGTCTGATCCTGCACTACTCGACTATGGCCGGTCAGGACTTCCAGAAACTCTACACCGACCAGGCTCACTTCCAGCAGGTGTACACGACCTACCCGACAATGCAAGACGTTTACCTCGATACGGCTTAGGAGGATCATGTCAGACACGACTGTACGCTTTGGCATCGTGGAGCCGTCTGCGGATCGCTCCGATCCAGCCGACGTTCCGCTCTACATCCGCAACGCCGTCGGCGCTCTGGAAGCGATGGGAGCGATCTACGGCCAAGGGACGCATGCCGCACGGCCGATCTCGACCAGCGGCGTTCCTGGCAAGCAGGGACGCCTCTACTACGAGACGGACACCCAACTCCTGTTTTGGGACTACGGCACCGGCTGGGCGCAGATCACTTCGACGTATGGTGGCCCTGGAGCCGGAACAATCGGGACGACTGAGCTCGCGGACAACGCTGTCACGAATCCCAAGATGGCGGACAACTCGGTCGGGAGTGCAGAGATCATCGATGGGACGGTCGGCGCTGCCGAGATCGCCGACGCACTCAAGCCATCGGCCGGTGCGGGGGCAGGAACCGAGTCATTGCGTTCGCTCGGGACGACAGCGGGGCAGGCAGCAGCCGGCCAGCATACTGCTCAGCATTCACGCACCGGCGCGGATCCGCTCGTGATTGCTACGTTCATCGGTAGCGGTCTGCTCTCCGCTCGACCGTCAACAGGGCTCGTGCCGGGAATGGTCTACACCGCGACAGACGTGAACGGCGGAACGTCCTCCATGTACAACGGCTCGGCCTGGGTACCGATGGCCGGGGCGGTATCCGCTACTGGCCTGGCAACTGTCGCTACGTCAGTCGCTGGTCTCGGCACTGGTGTGGCGGGTGCGCAAGGTCTCCTGCGGCTCGGATCCTCACCATTCAGCTACATTCCTCTCGTTTACGATGCGACGCTCTCGAAATGGGTATCGGAGGAACGGCACTTCCATAACGGTGGTACTAACCCGAACAACGACTACTCTCGCGTCGCGCAGCAAATCAATGCAGGGACAGCTGTCTTGCTTGGCCCGGTTATCCCATGGACGAACTACGCGGGAGCCGGTCTCAAGCTACAGATGCGCTGGATCGTTCTGGTTCAGAACGAGAACGGTTCCAACGGTTACGTTCAGCCATCAATTCAGGCGCTTGCTCAGAATGCGAGTGCTGGGGCTCGGACGAACGTAGGTGCCGTCATCAACTTCTCCGGCAACTCCATTCAAGTCAAGGGCGATATGGACCCGACGACCTGGCGTGATGTTCCCGGATCTATCGTGACTACTGACTTCTTGCTTCCGTCCATCGACTTCTCCACGAACGTCTCGCCGGGCAATACGACCTCGGACATACGCGGTTGGACGCTGATCTACCGCTGGGTGAGCATCTAAACCGATGGTAGTCGTAGTTGATCGTCATGTGGTAATCACTCCGGGAACGATCACCCGCGTAGGCTCGGGTGTTCCTGACAACACTCTTGGAGATGATGACGATCTCTACGTCGATCACACGTCTGGAATAACCTACTGGCGTCATCTTGGATCCTACGCTGCTTTGCCAGGCGGGGCTAGTGGCGGCACCGGAGTCTGGCGCAATGGCAACGGTCCTCCGTCCGACACGCTCGGATCGAACGGTGACATGTACCTGGACAACATCACCGGTGACATCTACACGAAGTCCGGTGGGCACTACTCCGTTACAGCCAACATCAAGGGACCAGTCGGTGCTACTGGTGCTACTGGACCAACAGGAGCTACGGGATCGCCGGGCGCGACCGGAGCTACAGGACCTGCAGGTGCAAAGGGTGACAAGGGTGATACCGGAACGCCAGGCGCTACCGGCGCGACCGGCGCTCAAGGTCCAACAGGTCCAACAGGTCCAGCCTCGACCGTTCCGGGCCCAACAGGTCCAGCGGGGCCGACTGGTCCTCAAGGAACCATTGGTCCGTCCGGCGCAACTGGTCCTACGGGCGCAACGGGACCAGCAGGTCCGACCGGCCCAGCTGGCGCAGACTCAACGGTTCCCGGCCCGACCGGGCCTACAGGCGCGACTGGGCCGCAAGGTGTCAAGGGCGATAAGGGCGACACCGGCACCACTGGCTCGACCGGGCCTGCAGGTCCAACAGGGCCAACCGGTGCAACCGGCTCGCCTGGTGCGACAGGAGCAACTGGACCTACTGGCCCGACTGGCCCAGCGGGGCCGGGTGGCGCGAACTCCGCTGGCACATCAATCGCAAGTGCGAATACCGACCTCACCTATCCGGGTGGCGGCATCGCGATCTACTACTTCCAAGTTTACCCGAATGGCGGTGGAGCGCTGCGCAGCGTCACGCCACCTTCGCAGGGCGGCGCGGCCTTCACCATCGCGAACTTTGCTAGCAATGGACTGCCCGTCACAATCAACCATTTGCTTGCTGGCGGGGCAGGAGCGCCACTCTGTCTGCTCGATGGTGCTGATCGCGTCCTGCATGTCAACGAGTCGGTCAGCTTCCAATGGGACGGACAGTTCTGGCGCGAGATTGCGAAGATCACGGCGAGCGCCGCGACCGATCTGCGCTATGACGGAGCGTACGCCGCAGGATCGTACACCGACGGAGACATTGTTGTTCAGAACGGTGTCGCCTACCTCTGCGTGCGACCGACGACTGCCGCGCCAACTCCCTGGCCTGCTGTCCAAGTTCAACCTATTGTCAATCAGCAGGTCGGAACGGCATACACCCTGGCGCTTAGCGATATGGACAATATCGTTGAGCTCAACAATGCTGCGGCGATTGTCCTGACGATTCCGCCGAACTCGACGATGCCATACGTTATCACTCACTCATCTATGATTCTACAGACAGGGGTGGGGCAGGTAACGATTGCGGCGGGAGCCGGTGTGACGCTCAACGGGACGCCAGGTTTGAAGATTGCTTCGCAATGGGGAGCGGTTACACTCCTCAAGCGTGCGACCGATACCTGGCTCGCAGTCGGGAACCTGACTCCATGATTCCTACCGCCGTTGCTAGCGGAGTGACTGCGTCCGCCTATCCGAAACTGATTGCGGCTAACACGCAGTGGAACACGTTCAACGTCAACCCGTCTGGTCGTCGCACTTACAACACGAACACGACCTTCGCCTCTCCTTCGTTCACCGACTCGCCTGGTTGGACATGGCCGGCTGGCGGACCTCTTGTCTGCCCAGGTTACCAGTTGCAAATGTCTCTTCAAACTGACCGGATCGAAGACGTGATCGCGAACCAGCATGACCATCAGTACGCGCTCGTGATCGGCGCGAGCGGTCAGCTATTGACGAACGTCTCGCAGGCCGCAGGGACGAACGTGCAGGGACCTATGACAAACGAGTCTGCTGCTCTCAGCGGCGCGGTGACATTCCGCGACTTCACTGGCCACTCGGGCGGTACTGCCTTCGTCGGCAACTGTACGCTCCGCTACCAATATGTGAGGAGTTAGATGAGCGTCCCAGCACCTGGAGTTACTGATTGGGTTCCCGTCTGGAACTTGGGAGCTCAACCTCCTCCCGTTCAGGGAGCGATGCAGGTGATCCAGGATCAGATCTTGGGAGCGGCAGCTTCGCCGATCACGTTCCAGAACATCCCGCAGAACTTTGTCGCGCTGCGGCTCGTGCTCTCGCTGCGCGACACGGCGGCGGGCACCGTGCAGGCACCGTACATTCGCTTCAATAACGACAGCGGCAACAACTACTCGCAGCAGGCATTCTCCGCGACCGGCAGCGGTTCGGGCGGCGCAGGTCTGGTGCCGGTGATTGCGGAGGGTGTTTCAGGATCGCGGATCGGACGAGCCCCAGCGGCAAGTGCTGTCGCCAACTCGTTCTCGCAGATCGTGATAGACATCTACGACTACACGAGTGCTCTCAAGCTCAAGACTTTCACCGCGCAATGCGGGTCGAAGGAAGCGGCAAGCGCCGGTATGAACAACGAGACAGACATCGGCGTCTGGTCGTCAGTCGCGGCGATCAACCGGCTCGACGTGTTCGCCAACGCGACCTTCGCTGCCGGATCACGCGCGACGCTGTTCGGTATCGCCGCTACCAACTTTGTCGTTCCGGCTGGGCAACCATCTAGCCCTACCATTTTGTTCGATACTGTATTGGCTTCCCCTGCAGCGGTCTTCAATATCGACGGGATCCCGAGCGGCTACCGCTCTCTCAAGATCCATGCGACCCTGATTCCGGGCGGCACAGACAGGACGTACATCGATGTCGGCTTCCACTGGCATCCGGTCGGTCCAGGCGGCGGTATCTACTTCTACAACGCGGTCGGCTCGTCACGTATGAGCGGCGCTGTAGGCGGCGGGAATCAGAACGGGACACAGATCCCGATTGGCACCGTTCTAAAATGGGCCGCTGACGGTATCTTCCCTTGGATGTTCGTGAACATGGATGTCCTAGAGGGATACGATGCAGCGACGCGCCATGGTTGCATATATGACGCGATCTCGCATCAGGACGTGAACGGAAACACGACCGACATCTCGCTGGTGCGTGGTGGCGCCTACTGGCGGACGAGCGGAACACAGCAGGCAATCACCGGATTTGATTTCACGGCCAGCACGCAGACGTTCGATACCGGCTCGCGGATTGTCGTAGTAGGAAATCCGTGAACACTGACGCAACCCTCCTCGGCGTAGCGGCTTTGGTATCTGCGTGTGGAGGGATTGTCTCTACCGTTGTCGGCGTCCGGCAGGGCAAGAAGGCCGGTATGGAGGAATGTCAAGAGAAGCTGCGGAAGGTCGAGCGCGAGGCAGAGGAGCTATCGGATCAACTGCATGAACAGAAGATGAGGAGAATCAAGTGAGACTACCGCCGAGCTACGCAGTCATCATATCCGCCGGGATGGTCCTGGTCGGAACGTCAGGGTTCTTTGCATCGAAGGCTCTGACCGCCGGTACCGATCCGCCCGCGCGGACGGTCACCGTTGAAGTAGGAACAGGTGAGCAAGGACCACCTGGGCCGACGGGCTCCACCGGCGCCCAAGGCCCAAAGGGAGACACCGGCTCGACTGGGCCCGCCTCGACAGTCCCAGGTCCGCAAGGCCCGGTAGGACCAACTGGTCCACCGGGGCCGGCAGGATCAATCTCTTGTCCGACCGGCTATGAACCGGGCTACCTGGAGATCAAGGCGAAGACGAACACCGAGACGATCTACACCTGCATCCAGTCTGCCGTCCATGGCTGATCTGCCCGATGAACTCCGTCAGCGGACGGCGGCGAACATCGAGGACATGCGCTCCGATGAGGAGTCGGACTGGATGCGCAGGATGCTAACTGTCATGGCCAGGAAGTTCCCGGCTGGAACGCTCTCACCTGCGGAGAAGGATGTCCTTCAGATGATCGCGTTCGGTCTAGAGATACCGCACATAGCCGAGCTACTGCAGAAGCAACCGATGACAGTCAAGCAGCAACTCAAGAACGCGCAGCTAAAGCTGATGGCGAAGAACCGTGCCCATGCTATCGCGATAGCTCTGCGGAACGATCTCATTGTCTGACGGCGAGATCGTCCTCTGGGGAGTTCTGATCGGCATCGTGGTCTTCATCATCGTCGCCGCCGTTCTCTTTGGGCTCAGTCCCGCAGAGCATAGCTTACCCAACTGATCTCGTTCTCCAGTCGAGACAGCGCCGACTTGCCCCAGCGGAGATCGTCCGCCTTGAACGCATAGGTCGCGACGAACCTCATCCTGTTGTGAACGGTCGTCGTATGGGCGGGGCCGAACGCCTCCCAGTTCAGATGTATGGCGGCGATCCTGACATCCTCATCGTTCCTGATCTTCGGCTCGGTCGTCCGCCAACCACGGCTCGCTTGAATGAGAGCATGACCTACCCGCCGCGCTCGACGCTTATCGAGCGCCAACTCATCTCTACTCGCTTCATGACCAAGACGGCGAGGGATACTATTGATCAAGGCGACGATGGCAAAGGCCCGTCCGATCCGTTCCACCTCATAGTCCGTGATCTCGCGCCGATCCGTCGATTCTGGGAGAACAAGCCCCGAATCGTAGAACCGCTCTAGCGCGGCCCCGCCCCGGCCTGTGAGGGAGCTTGTAAGCTGTTGTATACGGGCTTCGGGGGTCTCGGGTGGCACTTTACCTACCCCCGACCCTATTCCAAGCTCTTACAACACCGTACACGCTCGCTTCGGCTTCCCGGACTAGCGCCCGGATCCGGTCGTGCCAGACCGTATGACACCCTTTGTGACAGCTATCCAGGTTTGAAGGACGATCATCGAGAGAGTCTTCGTTGATGTGATGAACATTTAGCACTTCGGCACCCGTCTTCTCTCTACTCCAAATCTCGTCTCCGCATACAAAACAGGTCCAAGGAGGATCGTCTCCCCAGACGGAGAAGAAGACCAACCTAGCTTGGTTAGTGTTCATTCCCCCTCTTCTGATCATATGTCTCATACGGCATGCAGTCCCTTCGGACGCCTTGCTGCCAGTTCCCGGCGGATCCGCTCGCGGTTTGCCGAGAAATCAACCGGGATCTCTCTCAAGAGCAAACCTTCGGCCGTACAGCCGGGGCAGTACTCACCGATGAACGAGATCACCCGGCAAGTCGGCGTCTCGCACATGAATAGCTTGTGGTGTTCAGCCTTATCACTGAGTGCCATAGCTCCCTCTCTGTCTAGACATACGTTCCTCATGTAGCCGTCTAGAGCTACCTTTGGCTACGGTACGCAGGAGTGCCTCGGTATCTTTGTACACGAACCAGTAGTCGAGGACATACCCCTGCGCCCGCAGCCTCTCTCTGACGATGCGGTTCCGCTCCTTGCGCAACCACTCTCGAACACTACGTGTCATTTCTCGATTCTGTGGTGTTTGGATCTGAACTGCCGATTGCTCTCCCGAGCCCAGGGGAACGGGCATTGCCCCTCGACTGATTCCCAGCCCTGGAAGGTGCAAGTGTGGGAATGTTCTCCGTCCGGATCTTGCGGGTCATTCTGCTCCCCTACCGTGAGATCCAAAGAGCCGTGAGTCTTCTCGCAAGATATCTTGATGTAGGGCTCCAGCCAGGCGTACTGGGCGACAAGGATCTGCCGCGCCGCTCTCATGACCGAGACGATCTCCCACTGGAACATCGCGCAGCCCCGGTAGGCGTAGACCGCGATGAACTCCCGCAGCGGGTACTCAAGCATGATGTAGTTCGTCGTGCCTTCGGGCAGGATGTAGCGGGCGTCTTGGTAACTAACGTCCGCGTCGCACGCCATCTCGTACGCCTTGTGGCATGCCATCATCGCGTCTACCCATGCCTTCCTGACGTCGTCCGGCGCACGCCAGATCGACTCCGGGATCCGAGCTTCTGGCTGGTTGCCGTAGAAGCTTGCTCGCATCGACTGCTGGTGGAATGCTGCTCGACGCGAGCGGACCAGCTGATGTGTACAAGCTCGCGATACCCCGGATACTTCAAAGACGACAACCTGACTTTCAAGCGCAGTTTGAAGACCACCTTGTAGCATCTCCTCCCAGTCGCGGTTGTCGGTATCGGGCATGGTCAGGTCGATGCCGATAGTCGCCCGTTGTGCCTTCGACAAGACCTCCTGGAACTCTGGGTTGAGTCCCTGAACGAGCTTCACCGAGATCCCGTCGTCGCCGATCATCATCATGCCGTTGTCGTACGGAGAGACGTGCTTCCCATCCTGCATCGAGTGACGGTTGAATGCCACATCGCGGAGGAGTGGGGTCTCGTCCTGGTCCGTCCAGTTCCGAGACCCCACATACGGCGTTGTATCCCTCCGCTTCATGCTAGCGAGCTTTCCTGGAGATGACGTTCTTGCCGGCCTTGCTCTTCAGGAACGATGCCTGCTCCTTCGTGCCGACGCGGTTCTTGCCGACCTTCCCCATCAGGGTAGGCCGGAGCTTGACCGCAGCCTTCTGAGCAGGCGAGTCCGTATCCTTGGTGTTGGTGATGCCACCGAAGCCGACGACCTCGTCACCCTTCTTCCACCGCTCGCCCTTGGCCTTCGGTGCGCGGTAGGACCAACCGATCTTGCAGATACCCGGCACGACGAAATCCTCACCTGCGCCGGTCTCCTCCATGGCTAGGTCCGCCAAGGCATCGAGGACGTTGCTAATCTGCCTTCTACCCCCAAGACCGCGCTCGGCCAGTTCCGCCGCGATCTCATTCTTGCTCATGTAGTCAGGCACTTGTATGCTCCCTCTCTAGAGTAGCCCGCACATGCGGGCGGTATTCGGCCAAGGCCCGTAGCCCCGGCCGCTGTCTCGCGCTCGGATGGCCGCCTGTATCTGCGCCCACACGGGCCAGTTGTTGGCAGTTCCCCATCGCGCCATGAACTCGGAGCCGTAGGTCCTCATGAAGCCGTAGTCCATTTGCAGGCCTCCGTAGTACCCGTTGCCGGTGTTCGAGTTCCATGCTCCTTCGTAGCGGTGTATGCATTCCCACGCACCGCTGTCGGACGACGCCACAACCCGTGGGTGCAGCACCGCCTCCGTCTGTCGGTACTCTCGCTTCAGCCATCTGACTGCTGCGCAGTTCCATCGCTTCGTTTGGTGACGTCCGTAGTGGCAGACGTACCGGGCGTGCTTCAGGTTCTGTAGCTGGCGCTGGTGTATGCAAGACACATCGTGCTTGCACTCCTTGTGCACCATCAATTTGGCGTTCGCGGTCTCCGCCATGCTGAGGGCAGTGACTACAAACAGGGTGAGGAACGTCGCCTTCATAGTTCCTTTCGTGGATGACAGACCTCGCGTGATATCCGGCGCACGCGGTCACGCCGACCGTCGGCTTACGACATACTGTCTCCTCTCTAGACCTCGGCATCGAGCACCGTGATCTTCTTGACCTTGATCTCTCGGGCTGCTCTCCAGCCCTTCTTGACACCCTCGACGAGGATGACATCTTTGTTGAGGTCGATCTTCCAGAGCTTGTCCTTCATGCGCGGGTAGAGCCAGCGGTCTACGCGGAGCGACAAGATGTCAGTGCCGTCGTAGCCCGCCAGGAGCATCCACTCGTTCAACTCCGGATCCTTGACCTCACTCCGGTCTAGCTCCTCGCCGGTACGGGCGCGGTTGACCTCAAATATGTCGCGGAGGTTCTTGTGGACAGCTACGCCTAGCCAGACGATGGGTTCGTCCGGGCCACGCTCGTATGGAACCTCAATCGCGGTATGCGTAGGGATCGGCAGGTTCAGACGCGGCAGTTCGGCTCTGACCGCTGCGATCATATTGTCAAGTTTCTTGATCCCAAACGGATCTTCCATCGTCGCGTTCTCGACTATGTTGATGATCGTCTTCGGTCCGATGCCGGGGATCTCGATGAGTGAGTCCCAGGTGATCTTTCGTCCGTTGACTCCATCGCGCCAGTCAGTGATCTTCTTGGCTACCTTCGGGCCGATGCCTTCGATCTGGTCGAAGCCTGGACGCAACTCGCGCTCGCCGTCACGCTTCCAAGTCTCATCGGAGCGGAGGAGATCGTATGGCAGAATCTTGAAGCCATGGTGGATAGCGTCACGCAGCATAATGACGTGTCCGTCGATCTTCGCCTTGGTTGTCACCGTCGCCTTGGTGTTCGCCGCGCGACCGCTCTTGCCCTTCCGGTCGGCGCGAGGTAGCATCGCCGCGTAGAAGATGTCGGGGTGGTGTCTCTTGAACCACATCGTCCACCAGGCAATGTAGCCGTAGGAGCAGGAGTGCGCGAAGTTGAAGGCGTAGGATCCTGAGGTGATCAGATCGCCCCAGATCGACTTGGCCATCTCCTCGTCGATTGCCTCCACGTCCTGCCGCTCATGAACGGTCAGGGCTCCGTCGCGGAACCGTTCCCACTGACGATTGAACTCCTGGTCGCCGAGCTTACGGCTGATGATCTTACGGATGTAGGCGGCGTGTGTCCAGTCAAAGTTCCCGATCTCGCGGACGATGCGGAGGATCTGTTCTTGGTAGACGATCTGGAACTGAGTGAACTCGGTGATAGCTGCGAGCGCCGGATGCTTGATCGTCGGTTCCTTGACGCCGCGCTTGATGTCAACGTAGTCCGCCACCGCTCCGTTATGTAGAGGACCAGGCCGCGCGAGCGCAGTAACGTGACAGACCTCGGCAAAGTCGTCCGGCCGGACGGAGCCGTTCACCATTCGCATCGCGCGGCCTTCGTACTGGAAGATGCCGACAACATCGTTCTCCTTGAAGCCCTCGACTACTACGTCGTCCACGATGGGTATGTCGTACATGAACTTCGCCTTCTCCCCTAGCATCCGGCACATCGCTACGAGAGCGTCAATCGCGGAGAGTCCGAGCAGGTCGATTTTGAGAATACCTAGATGCTCCGAGTCGTACTTGTCAATAGCGATCACCTGGAGCATCCTGCCCTTCACTTCGCGTTCGATGATCGAAGTGACCTCGGTGATCGGCTGGTTGGAGACTGCGACGCCGGCAGCGTGGATCCCGAAGCCTCGGACGTTGCCCTCCAACTGCGTCGCCTTCATGATGTTCGGGTGACGATCAACTACTCCTTGCGCTTGCTCAAATTGCTCAATCGTATCTTCGATTGTGGCGGACGCTCTAAGATCACCGGAGGATCGCTCAAGTAGTACGTCCTTGATCTGATCAACCTCAAACTTCGGGATACGATAGACCCGAGCAACGTCATCAAGTGCGATCTTGCTCTTGTAGGTTGAAAAGGTTCCAATGTTGGAGACACGTTCTCGTCCGTACTTTGTAACCATATAATCCACGATCTCTCCGCGCCTGGTGGATTCAAAGTCAAGATCGATGTCCGGTAGATCCTCACGGGTGATGTCGATGAATCGCTCGAAAACGAGATGCGGGAATAGCATCGGGTTGACTTCCGTAATCCGTAGTAGGAAACAGACCAAGCTTGCCGCCGCACTCCCGCGTGCCGGACCAACTCCAATGTCCGCATCCTTGGCGAACTTGACCAGGTCCGAAACGATAAGGAAGTAATCGGCATAGTCCTTCTCCTTGATGATTGACATCTCGTGACGTAGGCGAGCTTTGTAAGCTCGGGACTCGCGCGGAGTGAGCTGGTCGAAGCCCCGATACTTCCAGCCGTCATTGATCCAACGCTCCATCAGCTGCCAGATGTCGTCGTACCCCGGTGGGAGCGGGTAGCGCACCATCGGCAAATGCGGAATATGGACATTGCAGTCCTCGGCGATCTCTGCCGTCAGATTGATCGCTCTGATTGCTTGGTCGCGCGGGATCCCGGTCTCGCAGAGTAGCCTGAGCAAATGGCGGTCGTTCATGGGTGGGCAGAGCTCAGCCGAGTAACCCCAAGACCGAGCCTGCTCCTCAGGCGTCTGCTTACCGCCGCCCCGAATCGAGTGCAGGACTTGCTGCATCTCCTTCTCAGTCGGCATCGTGTAGTGACAGTCGAGAGTGGCTACCATCGGGATGCCTAGCTCGCGAGAGATGCGAGCGATCATCGGGTTGGCCTTCCGCGTTAGGTCGAGCGCCGGAAATGCTTGCACCTCAAGCACGTAGGCGCTGCCAAGGGCACGCTGGAAGCGAGCCGCAACCCCCAACCCACGTCGGTAGGAAGCACTTTCTGCGGGAATGTGTTTGCCGCCAACCAGCGAAGTGAAGAGCAGGCTGCCCTGGCATCCGCTGAGAACAACAAGTCCGGATCCATGCCGCCCGAGCATAGATCCAGAGACAGTTGGTTCATAGTAGAAACCCTCCTTGTAGCTGTCGGATACGAGTTGCAGAATGTTCTGGTACCCCTCCTGGTTCTTGGCGAGGACGGTGAGATGGTTCTTCAGCTGGCCTCTCCGCTCGGGGTCGATCTCGCCGCAGTAAAGCTCGATGCCGAAGATCGGCTTGACCCCGATCTTCTGCGCGGCCTGCTCGAACTTGACGTGGGACATCACGTTACCGTGCTCGGTCATCGCGAGCGCTGATCCGTTCAGTTCGGAGATCCGCCGGCAATGCGCCTCGGGCAGGGCGTAGCCGTCCAGGAATGAGTAGGTCGAGTGGTGATGGAGCGACACGAACCGCATCGGCTTCGTGATGCGCGGGTTACGGCGCGTGCGGGGCTCGATGCGAACGAGCGCCGGGTCATCGTGCTTGTGTCCGTACGCGCCGAGCTTCGCGTGATCGGGAGACTCGCCGCGCTGGATGCGCCCGCTTGAGGTTAGCTTTGCGTGCCCAGGACTCTCACCGCGTTGAATCAAAGCGTACGCCTCACAAAGTAGAAAATGATCACGATGATGAGAACGATGATCAGTATGTACAAGAGACTCATGTTACCCCCTATGTCCTCGTCTTAGTTGCTTGAGGAAGAAGTTGGCGTAGTTGAGCAGGTCGAGGGTGTCTTCTTCCAGGACTCGCTTGATCTCATGGTACGGATCCTCAGGGCCAAATGCGGTGTCTTCAAAGCGGATCTCCTGGTAGCCGTGCTCCAAGCGCGTGAGCCGCTCGCGGATCTCGCGCAGTTTGTCGGACGGCGGGAACTCCATCCACATCTGGCCCCGTACCTCTGACCGCTTCCGGTAGATGTTCGTCGCCTCGTTGAAGACCGATTCGTGCTCGGCCTGGTAGTCGTTATTCATTACCATCGTTCTGCTCCCTCCACATCCGGATCTTGCCGAGAGCGATATCTGCGGCAGCGTCCAGAGTCGATGACACGGTGTAACGATCTCCGTAGTTGAACGGTGTCGCTACCTGAACGGCTACCCCGTTGAACAGTTCAGAGGCTGCCTCACACATCTCGCGGAGATCGTCCAGGATCAGAACGACGCGCCGCTTGTCTACACGATCCGCCAGTTGCTTGTACTTCTCCTCGTCAAACAACATCCCGTCGTAGTCGATCATATGACGCCGAAGCCACTCGACGGTATCGGGCACGATGTTGTCCAGCGAGAGGTAGGGCCGAGTCGTAGTGATCCATAGCTCGGCACCAGCATCCTTGATCGACCAGGCGAGTGCCTGGGCTCCGGTATTGATGGGCATCGTTCTCTTCATCCCGCCTTGCCGGTAGGCGAGCTTGATATCTCGGTAGGTCGCCAGGTCGATTCTGAACAGGTCGCAGCAGAACATGCTGAAGTCCACCGAGCCGTCGTACCCTTCATACCAGTTCGGATCGGGAACGGCGTCCCACCCTATCCAGTCAACGGCGAAGTCGAGGAAGTGACTGTGGTAGTCGCCCAAGGTGCCGTCGATGTCGAGCGCGACGACCGGCTGGATAAGCTCGTGGCAGCTACTGCAGAGCATCGAAGACCTCGTTGTAGACATGGTGGGTGAGGACCTGCTTCTTCCAGGCTCCGAACCGTCCGACCTTCATGATCTGCGGCCAGCAGTCGCAGTTGGTGAAGAGCGGTTTGTAGCCTTCGACAACATCGCCACTCTCAACCGGGATCGAATACTCCCAAGATCGGAAACCCTGGATCTGACTGTACCTGTACCACTTCGGCCCGACTTGTCCATACTTCCCGTCGGCGGTCCAGCCGTTGTAGTGCATCACGTTCCGATCCGTTACGCCTTCCATCCTCTTGATCCAGATCTTCTGTGAGTCGAAGGAATGTCGATCCGGTTGAGCGCAGATCGTCGTCGCCGGTATGGACGAGATCACCTTGTCGTGTCCGTCGCAGATCGAAGCGAGGACGGTCAGTGTTATGTTCGCAGGGATGATCCGGCCCTGCCACTTCCACCAGAGCTTGTCGTATGTCTTCCGGAGATCCCAGGCCGGGAATGGCCCAACCTCGAATTTGTCCCAAGAGACGGGATACTGAGGATCGCCATAGACGTTCTCCGCATATCCCTCACGGACTCCGCTCTTGTATATCTCGATCTCAAACTCGGGCGATAGTCCTGACACGCCGGGAATCGACGTATGCATGAACATCGCGCCGCTGATCACGCTCTTCTGGTTCATTGAGTAGACGACCACGTTGTGTCCTAGCTCGTTCGCAGCGTGCGCCGCGAGAAGCCCGGATGGTCCGCATCCAAGGACAGCGATGTTCACCAGTGGACCTCCCTCAAGATCCGATGTAGCGTTGGTTGTACCACGTTATCAGCCCCCTCTTTAGCGATCATACGAGTGTTCCAAAGTTGGTTGATGATCGCGTTGGCCATCTCTCGGTCTGCGTTCATAACCTCCTCTACATCTTGACGACGGAAGCGGCCGTTGGTCCGCAGTAGCTTGGCCAGGCCGCGTCGCTCCAACAGGAAGCGCCGGATCTCCTCGGAATGGTCCTCTGCCTCCTCAATCTCAAGTAGCCGCTCGCGCGACCGCTCCTCATATCCGAACGCCGGCATCCCGTAGAGGAGAGTCATGAACGCTACTGCGTCCTCAACGTGAGCTTTCGTCACGACGACCTTCTCGTGAGAGGCGTCGGTGCTGAACAACCTCGCCGCGAGCGCGACCGCGAGGCGAGCGATCTTGATGCGGATGTTCGCGGCCTGGACCAGCGGCGGATCCTCTATGTAGTTCTCGCCCATGACGAGCGCGTGTTTGTAGACGGCATCCTCGGCTCCGCGAGCCCAGACGATCTGCTCGGCCTGCCGAGTCCAGACCCACATCAGAAGAGTGTGGCACGCCTCCGACGTGAAGCGCAGATTGCCGGCTGGCTCGGACGGGCGGTTGATGACCTCAGCCGCTACGTCGCCCATCGTCACCGCCATCGCGAGATCGAAGCGGGCGATGTCCTCGGGGTTCCCGATCAGCGGCCGTAAGGCATCGACGCCGTACGTGTACTGCGACATACCGCCGTGTCTCGGGTTCCCCATCCAGAGAAGCCGCGTCCGAGCGAACGTGACATCTTGTTCGATCTTCGTCAACTTGGCGACTCCGGATCCTCGGATGTCGGACATCCTGGCGATGTCTTCTGGGTGGAGTCCGCTGATCTCGTCAATGACGACGAGTCGCCGGTCGTTGATCGGGATAACGCCCCAGGTGATGACCCACTCCTTGCCGCCAACCTGCTGGAGACCGCCGACGAGACCCGCAATCGTAGCCGCCTCACCGCCGACGACCTCCCCGGCCCCAAAGTGCCGAACAAAGCGTTCAGCCGCTTCGGATTTTCCAGTTCGTGTATCGCCTGCGATGATCGTTTCAAGCCATCCCCGATGTTCAATTTTGCCCCCAAACTTGAACGAGAGTACGGAATGGAATGTCAGATCCATTACTGCATGCATCTCCGGACGGCCGAGGATCCGGGTAACGTGCTCCGCCAACTGGCGGTTGATCTCTCCGAGCTTCTTGAGTGGTCTCTGCCCGCGTCGGACCTGGAACCGTTGCATCAGCTTGATCGACTCGGGTGTGATCTCAAAGCGGTCTACGCTTGTTTCCTGCTTCTCGACCTCCCAGGCTAGGAACTCGTTATGCTGATCCTTCGGGTTGGGATACAGCGCCCCGGTAGCTACGACGGTCATGTTAGAGGAAGTGTCATGACGGCCTACGCTCGTTAGCTTGATGTTCTTATACTCGCGGGCCTTCGTCCCGTCCGAATGATCGATGCTTGGACGGCCATAGAGGACCTCGACAGCTTGGTGTTCCGTGACCTCGATATCGAGCTTGTTGCACTTGATGGCGCCGTACTCGTCGCGTATCAGATCAGCTACCTGTCCTGCCGTCGCGTCGAGCAGCTTGAGGATCGTAGGACTCGCTGCGCTGATCTCCAACTCGGCCGATCCTTCCGCCGCGTACAGCGGGCAGATAGGACACTTCGTCGGGCCGGCATCGCGCGTACAGGTAAGTCTTGACTTGAGGGGAATTGAGTAACCGGGCTCCTTGCGTCCCTTGATCGTTACCTGGACCTTGACCGGCTCGCCGACCTTCTTCGCATCGAACGTCTCCAGCACGGTGATGATCTCCGGCTCACGACGCTCAGCTACCTTCTGCCTCCACGGACGGGCATCCGCGAGGAGAGATTCAAAATCGGCCCGGTCGTGCTCCAGCCAGAAGTCGGTCAGATCCTTTCCATGCTTCGTCTCTACCGGATATGGGAGATCGACTAGGCGGACATCCGCTACGCGCGTCAACGCTCGGGCGATCTTGGTCGTGCCCTTCTGTCCCTCGGTGTCGCGGTCGAGCGCGACATAGACGAGCTTGTCCTTGAACATAGCCGTCCATTTCGAGTGCCAGTTGTTCGCTGCGCCAGCGGTGCGAGTGACCGCCGGGAAGCCCATCTGGATCGTCAGAAGCGTGTCCCATTCTCCTTCGCCGATCACGATGCGATCCGCGTCAGCGAGGATCGAGACCGGGTAAAGCTCGGTTGGTCTCATGCCGGCCACGTTCCAGATTTTGGTGTCGGCATACGGGTTCGGGTTGTAGCGGCGCAGGTTCCAGATCTCGCCGTCCGCTCCACGAATGGGGATCGTGTAGACGTTCCGGTCTAGGTCCCATCCGATGTCGTACTCCATGAGCGTCTTGGTATGGATCCCGCGCTCGGTGACGAGGTAGTCGAGCGCATAGTCACTCGACAGGAGCGCCGACGACCAACCCTTGATCATGCCCTCGGTGATAACCTCGGTCGGTCTCGCGCTGGAGCGCCGGGAATGGCCATTCGTGCTGGCCACCCCCGGCTCGACCCAACGCGACCGTGCCCGTATCAGGTCCAAGACTCCTCCGCCACCGCAACCCGCGAAGCAGTACCAGGTTCCGGTCTTGACGTTGAGCGAGGCAGACCGCTTGTTCTTATCCTCGTGGAGAGGGCAGAACATATCCCATTCACCGTTCTCCTTCGGCGTGTCGCCGACGAGGTACGGCTTCAGAGCCTTGATGTGTCTATCCGATACCTTGGGCACGTCAGGCGACTACTAGAACGGTTCGCCGGACGAGTCATCGGCCCGGAGAGCAGCAATCATCTTCTCCTTGGTCTTGCGGCCGGTGATCTTCAGTTCAGCACCCTGCTCGATACGAGTGTTGACCTCGTCGAGCAGTTCCTTGTCGGGCCACTCGTCATAGTCGTCCTCGGGCGCGGACGCGCCGCCCTCACCGCCGCCGCCTTCGACCTGCTCGGCGAACTCAACAATGTGAGCGACCATCTTCGCGCGAGTCTTGCGGCCGGAGAGGTTGCCGGAGATCCCGAGATCGTCCATGAACTGCTTGACCTCATCGTCCGACCACTCTTCATAGTCGGCCTCGTCGGTGCTGAGGTCGGGCAGAAGCTCGGGGTCAACCTCGATGGTCGAGGTACCCTCGTCATCGTCCTCGGTCTCCTCCTCCTCAGCCTCAGCCTCTCCCTGATCCTCCAAGATCAACGCGACGGCCTTGGCGGTCGAGAAGCGACCGGCGAGCTTGATCCCGCGCTCCTGCAACTCCTCCTTGAGTTCCTCGGCCGAGAACTCGTTGAGCTCATCCTCGGTGAGCATCGTCTCCTCGTGGTCGCCTTCCGAGCCGTTGTCGTCGGTCTCGCCCGGAGCCTCGCCCGGCAAGAACAGGTTCTTGACCTTGCCCCGGTAGTTGCCGTCGAGATCGGTGTCGGCCGAGACCTTGACGGTCACCGGCTTGCCCTTGAGCTTCGTCGGGTCGATGGAGCCCTTCGGAGGCAGACCCATCGCGTCCGTGAACTCGCGCAGCTTCCAGCGGGTAGCCGGATTGTCAAGCTGGATGTACGTCCAGAGACGGGCGAACTCCTCGCCTACGTCAACGACGACCTCGATGTCGTTGCACGCCTCTCCGCGAGCGTTCTTCGTCCGGTGGGTCGCAGACGCGATCTTGCCCTTGTAGAGGGCAGGTTGCGGCTGTTCTGCGCCGCCGCCGGACTCT